CGACGCACTTGATCGTGCCGGGTCAGGCGCATCCTGAGTTTGATGAGATTATGGTAAACGGCCTGCAGGCACCTACCTATGATCGTCACTTCTACGGTGGTGATGCTACCTCTCTGAACGATATCGACTCGTCCGACGTGTTCACTCTGGATACGGTGGAAAACATGCGACTCCTGATCGATGAGCAGGACAGCATGGTGATGCAGCCGATTCGCTTTAAGGGTGACATGCTCGCCGATGAAGACCCAATGTACGTTCTGTACCTGACTCCGCGTCAGTTCAAGGACTTCAAGGCGACCACCAGTGCGAAGCAGTGGCAGGAAATGTACGCGGCTGCGAAAAACCGTACTGCGTCAATCAGCAAGAACCCGATTTTTGCTGGTGACTGCTACTTCTGGGAAGGCATTCTCATCAAGAAGATGAACAGCAACTGGGTGGAGTTTGCGGCAGGCACTCCTGTGAACGTGTGTCAGAACGTCAATGAAGCGACTGAAACCCAGGTTGCTCCGGGCGTCAACGTTCACCGTGGTGTTCTTCTGGGTGCGCAGGCACTTGGCTGGGCATTCGGTAACGTCGGCTCCCAGGGTGGCGACGACATGGGTTATGTCGGCCTTACGGAAGAAGAAAAGGATCATGGCAACGCCTATGAAATCTCTTGCCGCTGGATGGATGGTAAGAAGAAGATCCGCTTCGCTGACAAGAACGGTCGTAAAAATGACCACGGTGTAATGGTTGTCGATACGGCTGTAAGTCAGTAATCGGTAGCGTTCCTTTAATCTCATACTGGGCGGCACTGGTCGCCCTTGAGGTGTTTATATGGCAACTAAAAATTCTGCCACTTTGAAAAACCGCGTTTATAACGCGGCACAGGGCAACGTCTCCCGTGAAGCTGGCGTTGCAAACTTTAACGCGGATGCTGCTGACACAGTGATTCGAGTTCTGGAACTTCCTGAAGGCGTAACCATTGATGGCCTGAAGGCATATCACGGCGCAATGGGTGCTGGAACTGGCCTTGAGTTCGGTATCGAATTTCCGGGCGGCGAAGGCACGGATGACCAGGACTTCTTCGGGTCTGTTGCGGACTCGGCTGCCGCTGGCAAGCTGGCGTATGACGAAGCTCCTTATGAGCTTCCTGCTCGCGCTTACCTGACGGTTACCGTTACGGGTGCCACTGGCACCGGTGATGTGACTGTTGTCCCGGAGTATCGCTATACCGGTCTGCTTTAAGACCGTCGCGAACCTTAAACCTTAACTTCGCCCGGCTCTGTGCCGGGCTTTTTTATGGAGGCCATTATGGCTGAACGTACTTTTGATGAATTCGCAAAGCCGGTTGCGATTGCTTATATCGGCAATAAAGAATTCAAGAAGGACACTATCGCCAGAACTGGTGTGGTGTGGTCGGGTTTTGGCGACATCCAGTATGTCGATGGTCGAGCGGCTGGCCAGCTGCTGCGATTCAAGGATGTATTTGTTAAAGGCGAACAGCTTGATGAAGTCAAGAAGAAGCTGAAGAAGTCTGCGTTTGAAGAAGCTGAAAAGGCAGAACGTGAAGCCTTGGAGGCGGCGGAGCGTGCGGCGGCTGCAAAGGCAGATGCTCAGAAGCTTCTGGATGAAGACGGCGGCGACGATGCGACTGATGATCTGAAAGACGTTATCACGAACGCAATCTTGTCGCTGAATTCCGATAACGAAGAGCACTTTACCGAAAACGGCAAGCCTAAAATTGCCGCTGTTCGAGCTGCAATCGGTGAAAACTGCCCGGAGTTCGGTGCCAAAGAACTGAACGCTGTATTTGATAGCCTGAACGGCTGAGGGCTTCCATGATCCACCATAGCTTCAGCGATTTCTCGTCAATCATAGTATCGGTGCTCCCTGAGCTGCCCGGCTGTATTGACGACATTATCTCTTCTCATGCCTGTACTGTTTTCGCGGACTTTTGCGAAAAGACACAGGCGTTTATTGAAGAGGTGGAATTTTCTGTCTCGCCCGGTCTCGATCGCTACGACTTTGTTTCCCCGTATGAGGGGCACATCGTTGTTGGGATTAAAAATCTGACCGTGGATGGCAGTACGCTGAAGCCTGGTGATTATGTTCAGCATGCACCTTCCGTTATTGAGCTGGCTGAATCGGTGACGGCGGAGTCAAAGGCGAAGGCGCTTATTATTCTGAAGCCGCGGCCCGGCGCCACAAGTGTTCCTGATTCCATTCTGGATCGCTGGCCGGACTGTATTGCGGCCGGAGTAAAAGCGCGCTTGATGGCAATGCCCGGCAATGACTGGTCGAATCCTCAGTTGAGTGGCTACTACGCCAGCGAATACAAAACCATGTGGATGGCTGCAGCGGCGGACGTTCGTAATGAGTTTGATGTGAGCCGTAAGGGTCGCGCCGGATTCGCTCGCAGCGTCTGGGAGGTCTGATCGTGGCTATTCTCGTAAGTGCGTTAATCAATGCGGTGAAGAATACGCTGCAGGAAACCGGTACCGGCATACGCTGGACCAATACTGAATTGGTGGACTATCTCAATCAGTCCTACGACTGGTTGCTGGGTTTGATGCCTGAAGCGTTTGCGGATAACTCTGAGTTTTCCTGTGCTGCAGGAACGCGGCAAGAGTTGCCCGTCGGTGCGGTTCGCCTGGTCGATATAAAGCGCAACCTTGAGGGCGCCATGAGGCCGGTGAACTTTAAGTCACAAGAGCAAATGGACAGGGTGATACCTGACTGGCATTCGCGCCCGGCAAGTAACCAGCAGCAGTATTTTATTTACGACGAACGTGATCCTCTGCGCTTCTATGTGTATCCGCCGGCGAAAGAAGGGTCATTGCTGGAATTGCTGGTTGTGCTTACTCCGCGCACACGGCATACGCTGAGAAGTTATGACGAGAATACTGAAAAAGTATTCGTGCGGGAGCAGTACAACGAAGCGTTGCGCCATTACATTATTTTTCTGGCCTTTGATAAGGATTCAGAGGACAGCTTTAACGCTCAGTTGGCTCAGGCCAATCTCCAGCGAGCGTACAACGCCATTGGCGTAAAGATGCAGAACGACGTTCGCGTTTCTCCTAAAAACCCGGTGAATAAACAATGATTCGACTCAGACCGATTCTGAAAGGCGAAGGCCGCTCTATGCGCGTGACGTTTACGAACGCGGATACGGAGCAGGTAATTGATACGACTGGCTGGACGTTAAAGGTTCGGCTTGGTCGCTCGCCTCATGTGCTGGGTGATCTTTATGAGGTAACAGGGGCGCCAGATGCAGCACAGGCCGCGCTCGGGCAAATCTCCTGCACGATTGCGGATACAGTCACGTCGGCGCTTACGGTCAGTTCTGTGGCGTTGGATATCCTTGTTGATACCGGATCAGGTGAGTTTATCCCACTCATGTTGGCGGTTGCTCCTGTACTGGATGCGGAACTACACCGTCAGAATTATTACCGGCAGGGCAGCGGGCCTGTTGTTGGCGAAACACCTGTGTATGTGCAAGGCGGGTCTCAAGAGCCTGACAACATTACGATCAACGTCAGTAACGATATGGACCCGACCTTTGACCTTGGCGTTATGGTGAAGTTTAACCAGCTCGACCCGGCAACGCTTGAGTATCTGGAAGCGCTACAGGCCGACGTTACTCAGAAACATACTGAGGTAATGGGCGCATGAAATTTCCTTTTGATCTGAGCACGTATATTCAGCAGTGCAAAGACTTGGTGGATCAGGCTGCGCACTGGGCTGAGCGGGCTCGTCATTGGGCGCGCGTAGCTCTGACCGGCGTAGGTTTGCGACAAATCGAAGCGGGCACCACTGAAGTGACTGTCGGTACCGACGACGACGCATTCACTTACTTCATGGTGAATGATGATCTGAACACGGTGACATTCTTTCTGGTATCCGACCCAGTACCGGGCACGACCTTTCAGATTCAGAACTTCGGCTTTGGTGTAGTTCAGGTTCAGGCACTGGACGATGGCATTATTCAGACGCCGGGAACGACCCAGTTAAGAGGCAATGGGTCAGTGGTGTCGCTGACCGCGATACGGGCAAAGTCCGAGGCCGCTGAGGCGCTTTGGACGCTAACAGGGGATACAGTGCCGCTATGATTAAAGGTGCCTACCAGCTTCGCGTGATTGATTCAGGGAAGTGTATTTCTGATACCGGCGAGGTGCGCAATCTTATTCTGAATGAGGCGCTGAATCACGGTGACCCGTTTTCGTCTGGTTTTATCTGCGTAGGTGATGGCGATAGCGAGCCATACAGTACTCAGGTTGCGCTCGATAATCAGCTTGGTCAGGTATCCGGTACATTCTCAAGTGACGCCACGATTTTTATGGATGGCCAGGATCGATATGCCAGGCGTTCTGTAACGGTGAGCTTTACCGGACTTGTTGGTGATATTCGCGAGGTTGGTTTTAGAAGACTGGCCGAGGGCGACTTGTTATCAAGGACGCTTATTCGAGACGGGAACGGCTATCAGACATGGGTGCCAATACAGGCACACCAGACACTAGAGGTAACATTCTTCGTGTACTTCCTTGTGCCTGATGTGCTGGATACTGGCGAAATAACAACGCAGTTCGGACAGTCGGTAAATTACACAGCAAGGCCGTCGGATGATCTTTCTTCACCGAAAGGCATTCTTGCCGGGCGCTATGACAATCCGGTTGGTACGAGTGCCGGCAATTCTTTTGAGATGCTGAAAAGTTCGGGCGAAGACCGAAGTACCACGGTGACAATCAACTACAACTCAGAGAGCCAGGAATGCGAACTGATCGTTAATTGGTCTGCTCAGGCAGAAAATAGAACGGTAACTGGCTTTAGGGTTTTCGAATATTCGAACTCTCATTTTGTTGTTGAGCTGAGTGAGTCTTTCACGCTGCCGGCTGATCACGATCTTACCCTGACATTCAATTTTGCTTGGTCCATATCGTGATATCGCACTTTTCGATACTTGGTGATTTATATAATCACGAGGACTTTGATACAGAATCAACAGATTGGTATTCCTATTCATGGCTGTCAGGTCGCGATAATCGGCTCGGGCTTGACCTTTCATCTGAAATATCCAGTTATAAGACGCGATGGAGTGATATCGCGGGCGATTCATGGAGGGATGATTCAATATCGGGCCTCTCGCTTAATGACATGTCGGTGACACTATTTGCGACGCTTCTTAGGATTGATCAGTGGGGTAATGTTGGATCAGACGCAGGTAGCACGCCAGAAACATTACCCGATAGCTGGTTGTTTTCCATCTCGGCAGAAGTTATGGCGGTTCGTAGTGAGCTTGTGTTTACCGAACTCGTGTTCAACTCCAATGCTGAGCAAGTGGATGATGCGGAAGTGTACGTAGCTCAGGCTGTCATTGCTGCGGTCAGCAGTGAACAGCAATATTTCCCTAACTACTTCGATAGCAATGCAGAGCCGGATGCCGAAGGGGCTCCAATCGTTCAGAGCGTAGTAATTACAAACGTAACAAGTACCTTGCAGGTGTAGAATGAAGCTAAAGCCAACGCTGATGAGAGGCAGTTATAGAGTACAAGTCCTTGAAGATGAGGGCATTGTATTTGACTCGGGCGAGTTCGATAACCTGATTACCGATGCAGCCCTTGAAGATCCGGGCCCATTTCGGCAGCAGGTTAATGGATTCTCCGGCGTTTTTTATTTGCACTTGTGCTTGGGTGCCGGAGTAGTTACCACTCCGGCTTACAGCGACACCGATCTCGGTAATCAGATAGCAAGCAAGGCCAGTGGTGACTTCACTAATTTCACCAGAGACAGTGCAGAGGGGGCTTACCCAGCCATCTATAAGTGTGCCAGAGAAGTTGAGTTTACGAATATATCTGGCGATCTGTCAGAGCTTGGCATAAGGAAAGGCGGATCTACCGGGACGCTGATGAGTCGATCCCTGATAAAGGATGGTAGTGGAAATCCGATCACAATAACTGTCACAGATAATCAAACAGTTCGGGTTACCTACACGCTCTATTCGATAATTCCTGATGAGATTTTGGGTTCTGGCACGGTATCCACCCCACACGGCGACCTGAGCTACACGGTTTATGCTGCAGATTCCAATAACACCACTGCAGAGGGTATACATGCGTTTGGGTTCGCTCAGCCTATGTTTGGCAGTTCATCATACGACGGTAGTAGCTATTACCTGATTGGCGGGGGCTATTCTCGCTCCGGTAGTAGCTCTGTTGGCACTCCGTACTCATTTGACGGAGCTTCTAGACAGGTAACGGTGAGAGCTTCATTCGACTATATCGAGAACGATCAGACTCCGGAGAAATTACAGGTCTCTTATTCGGCTTCTAATAATTCCAGCTCAAGGAAGGTTCCGCGAATGGAGATTGATCCAGGCTTTACCTTGCCTGCCAACTACAACCTAGAAATTGATTTGACCTTCACTTGGGGCCGTTATGATTCCGGTGCTTAATGGCTCGATGCGTGGAGAGCTGATTCGTCCTTTGCGATTCCTGCCTGTGTTTGACGATGCCCACCTGTTCAAGTCTTTTTCATACGGCCCTTTTGATATTTCTTCGTCAACCGGAAATCCTGATTTATCAAAAGGGAACTATCAGCATGAATGGGTTGCGTATGTTGAATCATCTGGCGCTGCTTTTCTGCAGAAAAAAATCTACAACGGCTTATGGGATGGCCAGCCAAGGCCGCTACTGACACTGATAGATCCACTGCAGAAGATCAGCTTGGACTTCTCGCAAGACGGCACCGTCATACTCTGTTATTTACGTCAGGATGCCACCATGGGCGTATGGTGGAGAGACCCGCAATCTGGGCTTCCTGCACTGCTGGAGTTGGATTCTGATATTCAGGATATCTATCTGACCGTTGAGAACAAGGACGACCCGGAGAATACCGATATTTTTTTATGGTACTTCAAGTCCGGGAGTTTGTACCTTCGTTTGCATTCCGAAGATTTTGCTACAGAGAATGGTCCTTATGTCTCTGGCCTATCAGACCCTGTGATCATTCAGGCCGGTATCAATCACAGATACGGCTATCAAGTCGACTATCGAGATCAGGTGGAAGAATGAAAATCCAATTCAGTCAGATGAAGGGGATGATCCCGGTTCTGGACGACAATCTATTGCCGGAAGGGTTTGCATCAAGGACATTGAACTGCCGACCTGAAGGTGATGGTGTCGTACCGTTTAAGCTTCCCGTAGAGGCGGGTTTTAGTATCGCCGCTGGAGTTAAGTCGTGGTCTCTCTACCACTACGATAAAACAGAAACTCTGAGTCGTACCGATAATGCGGACTTCTTGCGAGGCCCCATAGCGAATGATGCTTATAATCGAATGTACGCAGCGGGCGATTCGGAAAAGCCACAGGTTTACTACCAGCTCGGCGGCGGCGGTCCTTCGAGTGGCGACCTTGCTGTCAAGGTTCCAAACACCCCATCAGTTTCATCTTCGTGGAATAATGCTGACCCGGGTGACCCGTCAATACCTGTATATAACTCAGTTTACTATGTGACCGGAGTGACGGTACTGGGTGAGGAATCGGAACCTTCCGATGTGACTCAGGTCATTCAGCGCTGGGATTCGGCCAGTGTTTATGTATCGCTCGGGGCAAATAACGATAGTCGAGTCGCTAAGAGGCGCCTGTATCGAAGCGATAGCGGCGGAGACTTTCAGTTGGTCGCTGAGATTGTTGACACTATCGATGGCTACAACGACCAGAAGGATACCGCACAGCTTGGATACGCCTGCGAATCTGAGAACTTCAATGCACCGCCTGATAATCTTGAAGGGCTTGTTAATGCTGGTAACGGTTATATGGCAAGCTGGTTTGAGAATACGGTTTGTTTTTGTGAGCCATACTACCCGCATGCCTGGCCAATAGACTATCAGTATGCAATCCCCGCTACTGTTAAAGGCATGGCCGCTACTCAGGGCGCACTCATTGTCACGACGGATAGCCAGCCGTATGTGTTTCAAGGAACGCACCCGGGTGGTATTTCGATTTTGAAACTTGATCTGCGCGCACCTAACCTCAGTCGTCGAGGCATCGTAGACATGGGCGAGACTGCGTTTTATCCGAGTACGGAAGGATTGGTTGCTATCGGTGCGGGCGGTGCGAATGTTATTACCCGTGAGATATTCAGTAAGGAACAGTGGCTCGCGCTCGATCCTGCAAGTTTTGTCGCGTTCCGTTATCGCAGCTTTTATCTGTGCTTTGCCTCTACCGGTGCTTTTGCATTTGACCCTGCAAAAGGGTATTGGCCGCTTGATATTACCGGCGTTGATGGCGATCAGGTTCTTGATGGTCATTATGATGATGAGACCGACACGTTATACCTGCTGGTAAAAAGTGGTGACGATAGTTTGACCGTGTTTGAATTTGATTCCGGCAGCAATATGCAAATGTTATGGGAATCGCGGGAGCATGTGCGTCCTGGCCGCGCTGTTATTTCTTCCGGGCGGCTGGACTCAGAAGCGGAAGCTGCACTGACACTGGTAGGCTCTCATCGTGGCAGCGAGGTGTATTCTTCAAGTCATACAACGAGCACGGATGAAGGGTTTAGATTCTCACCAGGTTTTTATAGTCGCTTTAAAGTGCGCCTTGAGAGCGAAGATAGAATCAACTCTGCAGCCATTGCCAGCAGTAAGGTGGAGCTTGTATGAGCAGGCGTGACAAGGCGATTGACCCGCGTGATCCGCGAGCGCTTGAAAAGTGCGTTGCCGCTATCAATGAGTTTTCTGGCTACTCACTGAGAGGCAAAGGCAGAGACGAGCGGGAAAGGCCATCCCGTCGCGAAGTTGAGAATATGATTATCGGGTTCGGCAAATATGGTGGGCGATCATCAGGAGGGGATTCGAGTACCGGTGCGGATTCGTCACCTGCGCCCTCTGGTGTGTCCGTCTCTCTTGTTCGTGGTGGTATCCTGATATCCTGGTCATTTCCCTTAAATGAAAGTCATAGGCATACGGAAGTCTGGCGAGCGACAACTGACAGTCTGACAGAAGCGACCCGTATTGGGATTTCTGGAGGAAGCCAGTTTATTGATATGGCTGTAGACCCGGCGACTGACTATTACTATTTTCTTCGTCACGTCGGCGACAGTAGTGGTCCATTTTCCAGCTCGACAGCCATAAAGAGTGCCGCAGATCCATTTTATCAATCTGGGGTGCTTGTCGGGGCTGATGTGGAAATAACCATTGATACGACTGGCTGGCAAAATGCCGGGCGTGTTGAGGTGGAGTTTTCAGGAGTATTCCAGTCGTATACCGAATGGGATGCAACGAACTCTGTTTTGAAGGCGGAAACAGGTGATGCGGTTTATGTTCAGCTGATCCGTGGTGGCTCTGTCGTTGCTTCTGCGACTCCTACGCAGCATCAAACAAGCAACACCGGGCCGAATGGAGAGAAACGATACATTCATCAGTTGAATGCGTTACTTACGGACACGCCGCCAGAGGGCAGCAATATCTATACGTTGCGAACCGTTAGGATTTACCCGGCAAATTCAGACAGCTATTCCGTTCAATACAAGGTTTCAGGCGGTTAGCTTTACAGCGTGCGCAGCACGGGGTACATTTATCCAAACTGCTTAAATTATATCCAAAGCCCGGCCAGGAGACTGTGCCGGGCTTTTTTGTGGGTGATTGTTATGTCTTATGGCTTTCATGTTCGTGACGCCAATGAGGTGGACATTCCAAATCTTCACTGTCTGGGTTCAGCACTCCACAAGGCATCTTCATTTTCGACTTATGAATACGACGCAGAGGCGATACTTTTATCTATGCGTCGGGCCGTCTCGGGTGACGGTGGCCTGATATTAAAAGTTGCCGTCGATGATAAAGGCGCGATATCTGGCGCTATCTTGGCGGAGATTTTTAAACCCCATCACAGCAACGCTCTATTCTCCTGCGATATTGCATTCGTATCCTTGGTGCAAAGACAGGGGGTCGCCAAATCCCTGATTCGAGAATACGAGGATGAATGCCTGGTGCGCGGGGTTTCAAGAATAATGTTGGGTGTTGGACTGGGGCTTAATAACGAGGCTGGCTATCAGCTTCTAAATGGGTTGGGCTATTCAGAGTCTGGTCGAATGTACATAAAGGTTTAACGATATGTGTGGTAATCGCGGTGGCAGCAAGCCAGAAATGACAGAGGCAGAGAAAGAGTCTGCAGCTGTTGCGGTCGAGCAATACGACATTGCTCGCGATCTGGACTTTGTTAAAGAAGCCTATGAGAGTCAGGTAGATGCCCTGGGTAGCTCTGGCTATCGGAATTACGCCCGAGGCAAGGCAAATATTGCCGGTATGTCGTCGCTGGAAGATGCGGCAAAAACAACAAAGGTGAGGCAGCAACAAAAGGGTATTGATCCTAGCTCTGGTGCATCTACCTCTGAGTTTAACGAGCTGACTGGAACCGGTGCTGAAGTCGTCGGTAGAGGCATGGGAGAGGCAGAGTTCTCTATCGACTCTGCTTACCTTGGTGGTCGTGCCAACCGTGTTGCTATGGCAACGGGAGAGGCGACAAAGGCTCAGATAGGTCTCGGTGACATTGCCGATCGAGCAACTGAAGAAGCTAACCAGAAAGCGTTCGCAGACTTTAACTCCAGCAAGGCGACAGTAAGCGGCCTTGGCACAGCGGCTGGCCTTGGCGCTTCATACTATCTCAACAAGCCAGAGGCGGAGGGTTAATTATGGGAGTACCAGTATTTGTCTCGTCAAACCGAACCGTGTTCGGAAATACAGTAGAGGATATTGGTCCAAAACGGTATGAGTCAGAGGACGGAAAAATCTCAACGAATAGTGCGGAAGACGCACTGGCTCAACTGATACGCGCCGATTGGGATACCTTCAAGGAAGACGATCTTGAATACATTATGGATTACGCGAAAGACATTACAGACGACACCTACGTTGATCGGGCGGTGGGTCAGGCAAAGCGTAATGTAAACCTGGGGTCTAACTCTGTCTATGCAGGCCAAAAAGCGAGAGCCAACGGAATGGGAGTGAGCTTATCCAGTGCCCAGAAGAACGACAGGTACAAAGATTTTAAACGAGCCAAAGCTGTATCTCTGGCGGGGGCTGCGAGCGACGCTCGTGATTCTGCCATTGATCGCCGAAACAAGTTAATCGCCGGTTCTAACATATCCAGCCTGAGCGGAGGTGGTAGCTGATGAGTTACGGATTGATCAGTGTTGCGGATAAATTCAACAACAACGCCATGACCGGCCTTGCTGATGCCGCAAAGCGTGAGCAAGCGAGAGAGATTGCAGGTGATCAAATTGAGGCTGCGGATAAGGCTGCCCGAGCAAGCGCTGTGGGTACTGGCGCAGGACTGGGCATGATAGCTGGCATGCAAGCAGGCGCAATCGGTGGGCCGGCTGGCATGGCTGTAGGGGCCGCTGCAGGCTACCTGGCTTACGAATTACTTTAAGAGGTTGTTATGGCAGATGGATTGAGTACAGAGAGTGCCGTAACAGGCTTCGCAAAAGGCTTCTCTCTTGGCAATGCTGCGATAGATGCAAAGCAGAATCGCGAACTGCGGGCACAGGCTGCGGAACGCGAAAATAAACTTTTCGCAATGAAAGAGGAGCAGTACGCTACCCAAAAGCAGAAAACTGAACGTGCTCAGCTTGAGAAGGAAATGCAGACAGACCTTCGGGCGACTTATGTTACAGGAACGCCTCTGGGCCCTGAGTTTTCTGAGAAATATCAGTCCCTATTGCCCAAGAAATACTTTGACCCAAAAAGACGGCAGGAAATGAAGCAGGCGGGAGGCGTTTTTAAAGAGGCGCTAGATACGGGAAATCTTGAAAACCCTGCATTGCTTGGTGCTGGTGATGTTTTGCTGGCTGATCAACTGGCCGCTCGTGAAGCAAAAGACGGGCTGAAGCGTCGCGTTGCGGCGGCTCGGAGAACCAAGGATGGACGCGTCGCCCTGGAGTTGGAGCTGATCGGCAAGGATGGGCAACCCTACAGAGCCCCAATGACAAAAAATGGGTCTTCAAACAAGGATGATGAAATAATTCTTATTGACGATGCAAAGTTCGGAGAGATGGCCAATGCCGCTATGTATCAGGGTGGCGTTTCAAATATGCTCGATAAAGCCGGCGGCGACCCTAAAGCGATAGCTGATAGCCTTTACTATGCGTATTTTGGTTCGCGACTTTCTCCGCAAGCCGGGCAGGATGGTTTCGAGTATAAGAAAGGGTACGACAAAAACGGGCAAGAGGTGCTTTACCAGTTCGACAATAAGACAGGGAAGAGCACTATTGTCGGCGGGGCTAAAGCAGTCGACCCTAAAGATCAAAAGAAAAACCAGATTGATACCAAGCCACTGTTTGAAGCCCTGAACGAAATCGATACTTCCCCTGACTTTATGACAGAGGAAGAGCGACAAAGGGCGAGGGATAGCCTTAACCAGAATACCGTTGCTCTTTATGGTGCGACGCTGGATGAGATCATTTACGCTCAAAACCTCAAGGCACAGAAAGGAGATTACAGCCCGCTGACCCGCCCTCAGTTGATGGAAATGAAATCTGCATGGAATAAGTATCTTGAGGACGAAGAAAAGCGCAAAGAGGAAGAAGCATTGGCGCAGCAGGAGCAGCTATCGCAGGCGCAACAGAATGCTGTGTCTTTGGCAAATTCTGCACTAGAAGGTTCGCCGCTGGGTGCCAAGGCACCGCCAATGCCTGAGTTGAAAGTATCAGATACTGCGCCGCCAGGCTCAACGAGGCGCATGAGGCGCAACGAAGATGCTCCGCAAGAAACTACTGAGGCCATCGAAGAACAAGCAGCCTCTGAAGACAGAGAAGACTTGCTGGCCGGGCAAAGACGCTCACAGATAAGGAAGAGAAGAAAAGCTGAGGCTGAACAGAACAGATCTTACGAAAAAATTGCATCACTTCGTGAAGCTGCACAAAAAGCCAGCAGCGCCCAAGAAGTAAACGCCATCGCTCAGCAGATCGTATCTCTGTCTGACGCATCCGCCTCCTTAGATTCTTTTTAAGAGTGCCCCATGACGGATACCAAAAGTAAGTCTCCTTCCCTATACGACATCGCCTATCAAAATCCACCGCCCATGTCAGGCGGATTCTCCAACAGAAAAACCGCGGCAGACGTTGAAGCTCAGCGCATTGCTGAAGATGGCGAGCAGGGTTTCGGTGGTGACGCCGTCGATGTCTTCCAGATGGGGGCAGGCCAGTCTGCCGCTGGCATGGCGGAAACTGTTTACCAGATCACCGGCTCAGAAACCGCTGGGAAATTGCGTGACGCGACTCAGAACTGGGCAGAAGGTCAGATTGACCAGATGTCTGACTCTGGCCGCGAGGCGATGGGTAAGCAGTTTTTCTCAGAGGACGAAAACGGCGACGTACAATTTGGCGAAGCCTGGTCAGACCCTGAATCGATAGGTCTGCAGTTTTCCAATATGGCTGGTCAGTTGGCCGGTCAGGTTGTAACTGGTTTTGGTTTTACCGGTGCGGTAGCCAAAGTTGGCGCGAAGGTTGTTACGAAAAACCTGATCGAGCGCGGCATGGCCAAAGGCATGACCAAAGAAGCGGCTCAGGAATATGCCAAAAGCATGATTCGCTCTGGCGCTGGTGTTACTGGTCAGGCGCTCGCAGGTGCTGGCATTACCGGCGGTCAGATGGGTATTCAGGTTCGTGATGAGATTATGAATCTTGAGGATTCTGATCTTGATGAATCGAATGAATTCCGAAAGCTGTACTACCAGCTGCATCAGCAGAACCCTAATGCAACGGTCAGTGAATTGCGGAAAACCGCGACCAAGGCGCTGGCAGAGCGTGTTGCTACGTCGGTTCAGGCTGACCCTCTTACTATCACCGCAAACCTGACGCTGGATGCCATCGGCGGTCGTTACATCGACAATCTCATTCGAGGCGTTGGCACTGGTAAGCGACTGACGAATGCCGGAATGCAGGCGATTGGTCAAGGTATCCCCGAAGCGGCTCAGGGCGGTATGGAGCAATTCAACATTAACCGCGCCATGGTGAATGAGGGCGTGGACACTGATCGCGACTTGATGGAAGGCGTTGCAACCAATGCACTGAATGAGGGTGTTCTTGGCGCCGGCATGGGTGGCGTTATGGGGGCGCTCACGAAAGGCACTCCAAGAGAGAAGCCGTCCATTCAGGAGCAGACCAGCGAGTTGACTGAGGGCGAACCAGCTCAAGAAGAGAATGCACAGGAGTCATACGCTCAGGTGCAGCCTATGCCGCCGTTGGAACAGGCAGTAGAGCAGGTCAAGGCGGAGCGTGGTCAATATCGTGGCATTGATGACGATATCAGAATCGCCGAACAGCAGGGCTTTGAGGATGAGGCTGTCCGATTGCGTGCAGCTAAGCGTAATTTCCAGATGGCGGAAGAGTTCGCTAACGAAGGTGATACCGAATCAGCTAAGCGCTTCAATGAGCGCGCACTGAAGATTTATCGCGAAGTTACCCAGATGGGGCAGCGTGACGCAGAAGCCTCTGAGCCGAAATCTCAGCTTCCGGCAGAGTATGTTGCTATCGGTGAGTATCTGGAGCGGACTCAGGAAAGCTACGATGAAATGGATAGAGTTCGGGTTAATAACCTTCAGCCTGAAGTTTCTGACTATGAGCCCGATCCGTCAACGCTGATTCCTGACTCTGTGGATGCACCGTACTACATGGGCACCACAGAAGAAGCCAAAGCGGCTCGCCAGCAAATCGAACGGGCAATGACTGAGCAGCAAGGGCAAGACCCTGGCAATGCGCCAGCCAGAATGCGCCCTGAAGACATTGAAGAAATTCCTGTCGATGAGATCACTATAGATCAGGAGCCGGTGCCGCCAGTTGTTGACGTTGAAGAGCTGCCGGGGCCTAATGCGCCTATAGATTTTGAGCGCCAGGAGCGTGATCAGTCAGGGCTGGCCATTCAGGATTATGAGCCGGAGCGCGGCATTGATTTTGCTGGCGGTGATCGGGCTGACGAATTGTCTGACCGAGTGAAAGATCAGATCCGCAAGCACAAGTTGCCGAAAGGGCTTGATGATGGCCGTCTCCTGCGCTCTTACTTCCGC